ATGAACGATGACGATGGAAAGGGCCAGCCGATTCCGGCGGATGTGGCGGCTGCCCAGCGTGAGGCCGAGGAGCTTGAATCACGGCAGAGGCGGAATTCGGACGATGGAAACGAACGTCAGCCGGATGACGGTGATCGTGTTCCGGAGGTTGACGCTGAGTCGATGGCCGCGATACGGCTTCGTATCGAAAAGCTGAAGGCCGATAGGGAAGAGCAGTCGAACAAGCTTCGTGAAAGGGTTGCGACAAAATCTCTGAAGTTTGTGACCCGGCAGCTGATCGTTACGAATGTTGTCGTGCTTGGCTACGTGTTCTTCTCTTTCTGGTTTGACCATGCGGTGCCGTCGAATGTGATGGTCGCTTGGATGGCTTCGACTTTCGTGGAGGTCATAGGCATTCTTTGGGTGATAACCCGTAGTCTTTTTCCGTTTAACGACGCTTATCGCGATAGGGATGGCGAGAAAAGCAAAACGAAGGATTGCTGACTGGATTAGACCCACGGCGCTTGTGGACATGCCCACGGCTCACCAGATCATCGGCAGTCCGAGGCATTGGCGCGCCCACCGTTCCACCGCCAGGTTCTCCTCCTCGTCGCCAAGCAGGAGCAAGTATCCGGCGTTCTTTCCGAGGCTGGCGGGCTGTAGGCATTTGATGAGTCCTTGGTCGCGTAGGAATTTCCATGCTTGGACGATTCGTGCCTTGGCGGTGCCTTCGCGCGCTTTCATCGCGGCTTCCACCTCTTCTTCAGACTTGCCGATGACCTGCTCTGGGGAGAGTGCCATCATTCCGTGGTCTTCGGCCAGCGTCTTCCAGCCCTTCGTGTAGTAGCGGCATGGATAGCCCTTGGCCTTCGCGTCGCGGATTGGCTCTTTGTGTTCTCTGTCCCAGTCGTAGCTTGAGAGCGCCATGTCGATGAGCACGAGTTCCGCCATCGTGTGCACTGTGATCTTGCCGCCTCGCGGCTTGAGCAGTTTTCCTGTGCGGCTGAGCTCGTAGACTGCTCCAGCGTTGCGGTATCCCATCTTTTCCATCGCTTTCCTCTCCACGCCTAGAGGTAGAATCTTACGCGGAGACGTTAGTCCGTTTCCTGCCCTTGGCGTGAGGTTTGAAGAGCACGCCAAGGGCTTTTTCCTTATGTGAAATACTATACCACATGATGTGTAGTAAAAACACCCACGGAGATATATTATTTTAAAACTCATAGGGATGTTTAAATATCCTATATACATGTAATACATGTGTTTATAATTTCTTTTACAAGAGCGCCAATGCGCCGAAAGAAGGAAGAATTGGCACGGACATTTCCCCTGTTTGTGGTAGCTTGAAGCGGAGAGATGGAAGGGGAAAAATGAAGAAACTGATTTACCTCGTGCTATCCGTGCTGTGCGCAATTTCCGGCATCTACGGCATCTACGACACCATCACCACGCCGCAGGATGATCTGGCCACAAGCATCATTGCGATTCTGCTCCTCGCATTCCTCGCATGGCTTTTCATGCATCTCTTCCTCAAGCCTGAGCCGCGCCATAAGCATCAAGCGGAGAACGCCCCTGAACCGTCTCAGGAAGCCACATCGGACGCCACGGCAACGCAAACGGCAGAGACGGCCGACACGGAGCGTGGAAACGTCGCGGAAACCGATTACGACGATTACGTGGCCATCGACATCGAGACCACAGGATTAGGCAGAAGCGCTCGAATCATCGAGCTTGGTGCGGTGCGCATGCGCCATGGGCGCAAGGTCGCGTCATTCAGCCAGCTCGTCAACCCACAGACTCCGATACCGGCCAAGGTCACGCAGATCACCGGCATCACCGACCGGAACGTCAAAGGCAAACCCACCATCGACAAAGCGCTACCCAAGTTCTACGCTTTCTGCGGGCATGATACGTGGATAGGGCACAATATTCGCCGCTTCGACATTCCGGTGATTGCCAGGGAAGCGCAGAGGGTCGGTGCCGGCATGCCGGACGTGAGCTTCTACGACACCTTGGAAATCTCTCAGACACTCTTGCCGCAGCTTGACCGCCACAGACTGCTCGACCTCATTCGCCATTTCGGCATCGCCAAGACGGAGCGGCATAGGGCCGCCGACGATGCGGCACAGACCGCGCAAGTTTTCGAATGCCTGAAGCGGATATAAGCCTTATGAAGCCGTATAAGGCAATATAAAAGCCCCACAAATGTGGGGCAAATAGAAAAGAACGTCACTGCTTGGTGAACGTGCCGCAATTCTGGAGCTTGAACTGCTGCCCATCGCTCACCGTCACCTGCGGATAGCCACCGCCAGGGATATCATTCTGCACGATGTCGTCGCCTACGGAGATCTCCCAGTAACAGCGGTCCGTCACGGAATCGTTTGCGCGATACGTTCCGGCGTCGATGTCCTTGCCGACCTGCCACACGCCATCGGATGCGCTGGTCCTCTTGGCGTTGTCGACCTGACCGGTCAACGATTCGATTTGCGCCTGCAAATTGTCCCGCGTGGCCTCCATCTTCTTTATGTCGGCCTTCATGCCGTCAGCCTTGTCTATCGTCTCCGTCGCGGTGTCGTAATCATCCGACAGTGAGTTGTATTCGTCCACAAGCTTGTTGTATTCGTCTATCAGCTTCGAATAGTCGGCATTGTCGGCTTCGATCGTCTCGGCGGCTTCCTTGACCGCGGCGGAATGGACACTGGCGGCATAGGTGGCCGCTCCGACGGCCAACGCCACCGCGCATACGGCGGCGATGCCGGAGCAGACCGCCGACTTCACTTTCACGTCCTTGTCGAGCCATGCCTTGAGCTTGACCAGCATCGTATTGTTCTGTCTGATTCTCATTGGTTTCTTCTCTCTTTCCGTCGAACAAGGGGGATTGCAGTCGATTCTACGCCGATGCGAGCGTGCTCCGGTAATCCTCCAACACCTGCGTGGTCACGTTGAGTTCGTCCGCGATCTGCCATTCGTACTCGTACATTCGTTCGAGTAGTGCGAGCTCGGCGGGGTTGACCAATAGGAGCGCTGTCTGCGTGCGGCAGCGGCGTTCCTGCTTCGAACGATCGTTCGCACAATCATCGTCACCATGCTTCCAGTGCAGCAGCTCATGCGTGAGCACGCATCTTTTCGCTGTGTAGGTAAGGCGCCTGTCAATGAGTATCACGCTGTTGGATGCGTCGTAGCAGCCCCATAGTCCGTCAGGAAGGATTGCGCTGGATACGGTGACCGGCAGGTGGACGATCGCCCTGCGCATGTCACCGTATGTCATGTTCCGGTTGATTGGCAGGTCAGGCAGGCTCGTCGTAATCCGGCCCCGCCTCTCCATTGATGGCCTCCCGCTTGCCCTGGGCGTCATAGGCGGCAAGGCCGTAGCCGCCTGCCTGCGCCTTCCTCTCGGCGTCTTCGATCGCATGACGCTGCGAATCCATCACGATGTCGCCGACCGATACGCCGGTCACCTCGCTGATGCGTTCCAGGTCGCTCAGGTTGAGAGGTCTTGTGAAGTTCTGGCGCTTGTACCAGTAATCCTCGCCGAAGCCGCAGGCCTTGGCGAATTCCTTGATGGTCATGCCGCTGTTCTTCTGGAGTCTGACGCATTCGCGCATGACCTGCTTGGCGAACTGCGTAACTTCGTTTGCTTTCATTCCCATGGCTCTCATTATAGCCAATTACGTAGCCAATGTGTGCGAATTGTGAAGAACTATGAAAATACATAGACGTGAACTACGAAATTGCGTAGATTAAGAACTGTCGAAAGGAAAACAGAGATGAAGACCACAGCCAAGACCAAGACCTCCGACCACTACCCGTGCGGCCACATGCGCGGCCCCGGCTGGCACGACTGGCGCGCCTGCCTCACCAAGCAGGGAATCGAGGAGGATGAATGGCCGGTCTGACGGAAACAGCCAGCCGTAACCTCGCGGGCGAACTGGCCCGTCATCGCAAAACACGCGAAGACCTCGCCAAAGCGTGGGGATGCGCGCCGAAAACAGTGGACACGCGACTCCGCGGCCAAACACCACTCACGACCGACGAAATCGAAAAAGCCGCCCACCTACTCGGTCTCGAAGCCTCCACCCTCACCATGCTCCTCATCCAGCCAATCGACAGCATCAAACAATTCAAAGCCTGAAAACCACACCAAAGGAGCGTCCGATGGACAGCAAGACCTACACCAAAGAACTGCGCAAGGCCTGCGTGGAAGCCGTCTTCGACGAATTCGCCGAGCATGGCGACATGATTCGCCCGCAATACGCGGAACTGTGGGATGAAATCTACGCGAGCCGGTTCCTCGGCCACATCGCCGGACCTGTGGACATCGACGTGCCCGACCTCGTGGACGTCATCATCGACACGATCGTCAAGGAAGCGCAGAAATGACCAGCCAACTACTCAACCCGCCAAAACCGCCGACACTCCACGAGACAGGATGCCTGCTGCTCGCATCAAGCGGCTTCTACATCCGCATCAACGAAGACGGCAGCGCCAGCCTCGTGGACGGCATCCAAGACATCGCCCTCGCGGACTTCACATCTGCGGAAATCGAAGGCATCGCCTACCAACTCAACCGAAAGGTGGGAAACACAAGATGAGCTGGATGGACGACGGCGGATTCGATATGCAGGCCTTCACCGCCCAGGACGGCAGGCCGATGGCTCGAATGAGCTTCCGCACATCGACCGGCCAAGACTGCTTCACCCTAAGCAAAACAGAAGTGCAGCGCGTCCGCCGCGAATGCAATCGAATCCTCAAGGAAATGGAGGCAGACAAATGACCAGCCACGGCAGCAAGCCCGAAGCCAGGAAGCCGAACTACACGCTCCGCCGTATCAAGACCCTGCTCGCCATCATCGGATTCGTGAGCAGCGTGACCCTGCTGTTCACTTGGCGGACGGCAGACTCGCGGACGGCCACCGTCCTTGTGAGCGTCATCTACATTCTGACCGGCCTGTGGCTGACCGTGCGGTTCGCGCCACGCGACTAAGACTTCCCACCAGCCGACAGTCCAACAAAAACAAACCAAATCTGGGATGTTTTCGCGGACATCCACGTTCAACATGTCGGCTGGCGGGGACACATAACTGAATATCGACAAACAACAAAATCCGCCACGGCGTTTACATGCACATCATTCTGTCGTGGCTTCGGCTGGGCGACGGTTCGCCCGTCCACGGATTCCAATCCTCTTCTCTCTCTATCAAAAACGCAGGCACTCCGGTGCTTGCAAACCCTTTCAAGTCCGCCTGACGGCTTTCAGTCACCGTCGGCCACGCCACCGGCCGCGAACACGTTCAGGTCGCGTTCCAACGGTCAAAGGGGCGCTCGGAATCCAAGGACGGCATCGGTTCGACTCCGACGCCAGCCACTCAGCCCCATCCACTCGTCAGGACGGGGCACACAACGCCAAACAAGCAAAGGAAAAAGCCTATGAGCAATGAAATCCAGCGATTCGATTTCAAGGGCGCGGCACTTCGCACTCTGACCGACGAAGCGGGGGAGCCTTGGTTCGTAGCCAAGGACGTGTGCGACGTGCTTGGCTACACGAACGCCAGCAAAGCAATCAGTGACCATGTTGATCTGGAAGACAAACTCAATAACGAATCGTTATCGAGTTTAGGACAGCGCGGAGGCTGGTTGGTCAACGAATCTGGTCTTTACTCGCTGGTGCTCTCGTCCAAACTGCCGACTGCGAAGGAGTTCAAGCGTTGGGTGACTCACGAGGTGCTGCCGCAGATCCGCAGGACCGGCGGCTACATTCCAACCACGGACGCGGACGATGACATGACCATCCTCGCGAAGGCCGTGATGATCGGCCAACGCACCATGGAGGCGCAGAAGCGACGCATCGCCGAACAGTCCGAGCATATCAAGGCGTTGGAGCCGAAAGCGCGGTTCGCGGACGCGGTGGCAGCAAGCGACGGCACGTGTCTTATCGGGGAACTTGCGAAGATGCTCCGGCAGAACGGTTTGGATATCGGCCAGAACCGACTGTTCGAGATTCTCCGGCAGGACGGATACCTCGGCAAGACCGGCTCGAACCGCAACGTGCCGACCCAGAAGGCCATGGATTTGGGACTGTTCCGCATCAAGGAAACCGCCATCACCCATTCGGACGGGCATGTGACCGTCAACCGCACCGCTAAGGTCACCGGCAAGGGCCAGACATACTTCATCGACCGCTACTGCCCCGACGACGATGAGTGACGATCTGCTCACGCCATCTGAACTGGCCGTCATGCTCGGCATGAGCGTGCGCACGCTCGCCAACTGGCGGAGTACAGGCAAAGGCCCGCCATATCTGAAAATCGGCGTGGAACCGCCAGAAGGCCATCAGGACAGGCGCAAGGTCCGCTACCAGCGTCAAATCGCGGAAAAGTGGGCTTTGGCACACAAGTACCGGAGGACGGTGGCGAGATGAAAAACGACATGTTCGTCCCAGTGACACGGGTCCAAAGCAGTCCAGACGTCAAAAGCGATGGGAAGGCACGCGTCGACACTGGCAAACCGACCCTCACTCAGCAGGGAATCGACGTGGACGAGTTCATCCGCGAAAACCACGCGCTCATCGAAAGACTCAGAAAGGGAACGAATTGAAACACGAATACACGGACGGCGAACTCGCCGAGCTGAAAAGCATTTACGACGAGTCGGGCGAAGCTGGACTCGACATCACGGAAATGCGGGCGTTACGCAAGGCCGGACTCCTCACGCAGGGCCTACCGGCGAAACCGTCGAAACGCGACCTCATCCTTGCGCACTGCAGGAAACGCATCGACCAAGGCCAGCCGTTCGACGGCAAGGAAGCGGCTGAAGCGCTCGGCATGAGCCAGAAAACAGTAAGCAACATTCTCAGCCAACTACGCAAGGAAGGACTCCTGCCGGCCTTCGACAAGCACTCACCACGCAGCAAAACACGGAAAACCACCACAACCGAAAAGAAGGAAACCATGACCAACACAGCAATCCAGGAACAGAAGCCGCAGCCCAAGCCGGAGAACCCACGCGCCATCATCGCAAACGCACTCATAGGCATCTACGACTCCATCTCGGCATTGCAGCGTGCCGCATACCATGCCAACGACAAGGTGGTCTACATGTTCGCCACGAAACTCCTCAACGGCGAATTGATGGACATCAAAGCCAACTACAGCAAGGACGTGGCGAAATGAAGCTCAATTTCGATAGCAAGGACGGCGTTTTCACCGTCAAGGCCGAGAACAAGGAAGAAATCACCCGACTCAAAATGTCCGCGATGGACATCGCAAATCTGATTGTCAATTACTTCGATGCCGAAATTCAGGAAGTGAAAGTGGAGAAGAAATGAAGCGTATTACCCTCAAGGACACGGAACGCTACACGGTCGAGCGGTTCAGGCAGTGCAAGAAGACGGAACGTCATCTCGCGTGGTTGAAGAGCCGTAAGGCTGGTGTGGGCGGGTCTGACATGAGCACGATCCTCGGCCTGAATTCCTTCAAGACGCCCTATGAGCTGTGGCTTGAGAAGACCGGCCGCGTGGAGCCGGAGGACATTTCGGACAAGTGGGCGGTGGTCAAGGGCAATGCCCTGGAAAACGAATTAAGGAAGCGATTCCGCGCGCAGCATCCAGAAATGCTCGTCACGGACGGAACCGACAAGCAGTTCATCATGCGCGGGAAGCCGTATCTTCGCGCTTCGCTTGACGGCATCCTGCAGGGGGAGGACGGGAGCTTCGGAATCCTTGAGATCAAGACGGCGGGTAATCGTCGAGCGGGGGACTGGCATGACGAGGAAGGCAACCTCCAAATCCCGCCATACTACTTGGCTCAAGTCGAATTCTATGCGCTCGTCACTGGATGGACGTGGGGAGTCGTGTACGCGGCAATCGGAGACGACGAGCCGGTAGAGATCCCGTTCAAGGCCGACGTGGAGGATATGGCCGCGATCGACAAGGCCGCAGCCGACTTCTGGCGTTTCGTCACCACCGGCACGCCACCGCAATTGACCGGCGGCGACGTGCAGAAGGCGTTCCCCGAACCCACGCCGGACATCGTGGACGAAAGCGCCGACGATGACCTCTACGACCTGCTCGCAAGATACGAGAGCGCGTCCAACCGCGCGAAGGAACTGAAAAACGAGCAGAAGGAATTGCAGGAGCAGATCATCCTTCGCATCGGCTCGCATGCGGGCGTGCGCTGCGGAAACCTCCAAGCCACCTACAAGCCGACGACCCGCAAGGAATACGTCGTCAAAGCCACCACATACCGCAAATTCGATTTCAAAGCCACCGAAGAAAAGGAGCAATAATCATGGGACAGATCGCACAGCAGGCGCAAGGGCGACAGATGGTCGAAATGACGCCGAAGAAGAACCTCCAAATGCTGATGCGGAAAAGCTGGCCGCGCATCGCCAGCGTCGTCGGCAACAACATCAGCCCCGACCGCCTCTACCAGATGTGCGTGTCCGCGATCAACAAGACGCCGAAACTCGCGGAATGCTCGCCGCAAAGCGTGCTCTCATGCTTCATGACCTGTTCCGCGCTCGGATTGGAACCGTCCAACGTGGACGGATTGGGACGAGCCTACGTGCTGCCCTTCTACAACAAGAAATCCGGCGGAATGGAAGCCACGTTCATCATGGGCTACCGTGGCATGATCGACTTGGCGCGACGTAGCGGCCAGCTTGTGGACATCAGCGCCCGAGCCGTGCACCAGGGAGACGAATTCTCGTACAGCTATGGCCTCAACGAGGAGCTGCACCACGTGCCATGCGCCAACCCCGGCGAACTGACCCACGTGTACATGGTCGCGCATTTCAAGGACGGCGGACACTACTTCCTCGTGCTGAACCGTCAGGAGATCGAGCAGGCGAGGGCGCGCAGCAAGAGCGGCAATTTCGGCCCGTGGAAGACCGATTACGAGGCCATGGCTAAGAAGACCGCCATCCGTCGCGCCGCCCCGTACCTGCCTTTGACCGTGCAGGCGCAGACTGCCGTCGCAGCAGATGACATCACGCCTGACTACGGCGACGTGTTCCAACCGGTGCTCGATGACGATAGCGCCGATGAAGCCGATGACGTGACCGCCGAAGTCATGGAAGCGGATACGCCGGAGGATACCGAAGCCGACGCGAAGGAGTCCGAGTGATGGCAGGGGAGACCGTTATCACGATCGTCGGCAATCTGACCGCCGATCCGGAACTGCGCACGACGTCCGCTGGAGCGCAGGTCGCGTCGTTCACGATCGCCAGCACGCCGCGCACTTGGAACCGCAGCACGAACCAGTTCGAGGACGGTCAGGCTTTGTTCATGCGCTGCAGCGCGTGGCGCGACATGGCCGAGCATTGCGTCCGCTCACTCGCGAAGGGCATGCGTGTGATCGCGCAAGGTCGTTTGCAGCAGCGTTCCTATCAGGCGCAGGACGGTTCCAACCGCGCGGTCATCGAGTTGCAGGTGGATGAGATCGGCCCAAGCCTGCGTTATGCGACGGCTCAGGTGCAGAAGATGCAGTCAGGCGGATACCAGGGCGGAAACGCCAATGGCGGCGGCTATCAGCAGCCGCAGCAGGCACGGCAGCAGTCGCAGGCTCCTGCCGATGATCCGTGGGGCGCGCCAGCCGGAGAGCCTGACTTCTGATGCGCGAATGGTTGGAACCACCGGACGTGGAACCGGTATGCCCAATCCACGGGTGCGCGCTGTATCCGGCGCGCCCTATCCCATGCCCCGAATGCGAAATCGAAGCCGAGGAAGAGGAGGAATGATGCAGGAATTCGTCGTGGACATTCCACGGGACGAATGGTGGACGCAAAACCGTCGCGGCCACTGGCGAGTGAAATTCGCGCACACAAGCGCAGTCAAACAGCGTGCCATGGCATTCGCCAGATTCTGGCTCCAAAACGGCCACCACAGGCCACAACACTTCCCAGTGCACGTCACCGCGATCATCCACCCATTGACCCACGGGCGCTTCGACCCGGAGAACGCGGCGCCCATGGTCAAAGCCATCCTTGACGCGCTCACCGATACCGGCTTCTGGCCCGACGATGACTCAAAACACATCATCGGCCCCGACTACCGAGGTGGAGAACCAAGCATCCGAAAAGGCTGGTACCGAATCACAATCCGAATCGAAGAGGAAGAACACTAACTATGGATGATGCTGACACGCTCGCACGCATATTCAGATGCAAGAACTACAGGAACGACGAAACGGAGATGTGGAATGAGCAGGGCTGATACCACTGCCATGCTGTCCAAGCTGGTTGAGAAGCGTCTGAAGAACCGCGTCAGCTTCTGGGCAAGCGAGGTGAATTTCGACTTGGGCACCTCGAAAAACAGACGAATCGACTTCATGGGATTCAAGCCGTTCACGCCCGGCTATGTGCTCATGCCGGCAAGTGTGGAACTTGGCGAGTTCTCCTGTTACGAAGTCAAGTCCTGCATGGCGGATTTCAAATCAGGCCATGGGTTGACGTTCTACGGGGACGTGAACTACCTCGTGACCACAAGGGAACTGGCCGAGGAACTGCGAGTCAACTACCTGCTGCCACACAATATCAATCAAGTGCTCACACCATCGAAAAAAGGCGACAAGCTCGTACCGCTTTTCGACGTGTCCGGCAAGTGCCCATCCTACAGGTGCCGCGCCGCAAGCGAAATGCTGTACGCGATGATCGAAGCGAACGGAAAGAGAACGAATTGAGCATCGCGGAACAGGAAGCCAGACAAACATATCCAGCCGAATGCCAATACGATTCGCGGGAAGCTTACCTGCGTGGCCGCGCAGCACCACCGGCTGACGCCGAGGTCGAAGCCGTGGCGAAAAAACTGTTGTGGTGGGACATGGCGCCAGCCTGGGAAGACGTCATGCCCAGTGCGGACTGCTTCTGGACTCTGGCCGAGCCGGAGATGCGAGCCAATTACATCAGGGACGCTCGGGAAATGCTTGAAATCGCACGGAAGGCGGTAAACGAATGAGCAAGACGATCAAGTATGTGGAATGCGCCCACTGCGGAGAGGTTGTCGGCACATATTACGTGACCTGCCCGTACTGCGGATACAAGTTGGCCGTGCGCAAGCCGACTGGCATGGATCCGCTGTATGGCATGACCGACAGCGAATTCTACAAGCGATTCGGGAGCATGTGATGGAAGATGCTGGAATTCTTCTCACGCCGCCACCGGACTTGGTGGAGATCGCGGAAGCATTGGACATCATGGCCCAGCCGCACGTCGGCAGCGGTTGGGCGAACCTCAACTTCGACGGCCTGCCATGCAGCACGCCACGGCAGGAAGCCATCTGGATGGAATACAACGGAATCACAAGAGGAGATTAGGCGATGGCTAGACGCGGCTACGTGCAGCTCGTGAACGGCTTCTACGACAACGACAAGATACGTGACCTCGTGCGCATGGGCCGCGCTGATTCCGTTGGCGTGTATTGCATGGCGCTCTCGTTGTGCGGGGACAGGCTCACGGACGGTTTCGTACCACGTCGCGCCATGCTCTCCAACATCGGAGCGACACCGGAACAAGTGCAGGCGCTCGTTGACGAGGAAATGCTTGAAGAGGTCGAAGAAGGCTGGCTGATCCACGACTACGCCGAGCATAACCGCACCAAAGAGCAGGTATTGCACGCCAGGAAGAAAAGCGCCGAGCGCGTGGCCAAGCATCGCAACGAATCGGATGTAACGGCGTTACATCGGAACTGTAACGCCGTTACATCGGGACAAACACCAGAACACCAGAACACCAGAACCCAAAAGAAAGAGAAAGAAGAATATTCTTCTTCTTTCTCCAAAGAAACCGGCGTGAAGGATTTCGGTGAGTCGCGGGAGTGCGGCGAAACGGACAAGACGCTGGCCGTGGAATATCCGAATCTCGACCTCGAATCCGCATGGCTCGCATTCGCAGACCGACACCAAGACGAAACCAGAACCGTCAACGACTGGATGCGCCTGTGGAAAGGCTGGTGCCAACGCCGCGCCAACATGAGCGGCATACCACCGTCGAAACGCCACGTGCACACATGGAAATGCCGCCACGTGCTCGAAGCGCTCGGACGCGACGAAGAAACCGCACAGGCAGACGAAAAGGCCTGCGAATTAGCCGACAAACTCAACAAGGAGAAATCATGAAACACGACGAACATGTAACCATGTGCAGCTTGGAATGGTTGGAACACGAACGCCGCAAGGCATGGCAGGAAGGCTACGCCGCCGGGTGGAAAGACCAGGAATGCGATTTCCCGCCACACACAAGCGAAAACCCATATCTGGAGGGCACAAAATGAACGTCTACATCGTCACCGCAAACGCCGGAGACAGAAACGACTACAGCGATTTCTACATTCCGGATGGCCACAGACCTCCGTTTTCGTGGTGGACCATGGCCGAATACTTGTACAGCGGATACGCCGAGGAGGTCAGCATCATGGGCGTCTATTCCACGCGCGACCAAGCCGAAAACCGCGTCCGTGAACTCGATCGCGAACACTTCGACAAACTCCAAATCTTCGAATGCGTCTTGGACGCCAATTGCTGGAAATACGTAGGAGGATATGAGGAATGAGCAAGGAAACAAAGAACATGCTTGTTTTCAGCATCAGTTTCGCACTGGCCGTCGCAATCCTCATCTTCTGCATCATCTTCGTCAATGGCGGCTTCGATGAGACGCCGGAATTCGAGATGGTCACAGTCAAGACCGGGGACGTCACATGGGCATGCCTGAAAAATCACGGCGAATACATCGGCTGCAACACAGTGGAGGAATACAAGTGAAGAAAATACTCGAAAACATGATCATCAAATGGCATCAAGCCGGATACTCGCTCGACGAAATCGCGCCGCTCGTGCCGCAAGTGCCGAAAGCGGAAGTCGCGGCCATCATTCACCAGTACGACAAGGAGGCTCGACTTTGACCGACTGCCAGCACTGCCACAAGCCCATGAAAACGGCGGCAGCGAACATGCTCTGCGCAAACTGCCGTGAAGATTACTGGACCATGATTTATCAGCTCGGACACGTCCAGCTCCCGACCCTGCGAAGCATCATGCTCCGACAGGCGCACATCGGCCCCACAGGCCACACGCCAAACAAAGGCAACGCGCCACTGCCGATCGACACCCACGCACAGGAGCTCATCGCGGACAGCGAGGCATGGCTGGCCGAACAGGCAGGCAAAATACGCGCCGCATACGCCGCATACGACTGGCGGAAAGCATGGTATGCCATCATCAGCAACAAACACACCATATTGAACATGCCAACCGCCGCCGACGACTACACCGCCCTGGAACACATCGCCAGACGCAACGAACAAGCCCTGACACCGGAAGAAGCCATGGTCATCATCGGCACCTGCCCGAAATGCGGCCACCAAGCCACCAGCACGCCACAAGCCGAAACATGGACATGCCCAGACTGCAAATGGCAAGGCGGAGTCCAAGCCATCAAAGCCGAACGCGACAACAAACTCTGGCAACTCGAATACACCGGAAAACCAGTCGAAGTCGCACGCTACCTCGCCAAAATGGACATCCACTGCACCAGCGACCAGATCCGCCAATGGCTCACCAGAGGCAAACTTCACGCCACGCCGACAAAACACAAAGGAGAGTACGTGTTCAACCTCGGAGAAATAACCGCCACGCTTGACTGTCACAATTAAAATGCTATACTGTCGTACAGTAGTAAAATGGTTCAGCCGGAAACGGTTGGACCATTATTCATATCAGCTTCGATAGCTCAACGGCAGAGCGGGCGGAAAGCACAAATACCCAACGGTCGGACCCCAAACCAACCATGGCGCCATACTGCACACACAACCATGATGACAACAACGCATTCCACCCAAGCCGGTCCGACTCCGGCACGAAGCACCACACACACCACCAGAGGCTGGAGGATTTCACAGTGAGCCTTCGTCGATGCGCCTGGCACAATTGCCCGCAGCTCGTGCCACAAGGACAAAGGTTCTGCCACGCCCATGCCCACGCATACAACCAGCAGCGTGGCAGCTCGACAGCAAGAGGATACGACGCAGCACACCGCCACCTCCGCAGGGCATGGGAGGCACGACTGGCCACAGGCGAAACGCACACCTGCGCCAAATGCGGACAGCCAGTCACAGCCACAGACCAATGGGACCTCGGACACACAGACAACAGACAAAGCTGGACAGGACCAGAACATCGCAGCTGCAACAGGAAAGACGGCCAACGCAAAGCAACCGCAAGCATCGAACACTGGACGCGACACCAAGCCAAGCCACAGCAGCGGCCACAGTCGCAGCCAACAGGCAAGCGCGAACGCAAACACGACACGACACAGACGAATCAAACGCAAGCGGACAAGCCAAACAAGCACACACAACAAAAACAACAAAACACACACCAAAACAGGAAAAAATACGATCAACCAACCCGCCAACACCCCTAGGGGGGTACCCCGAACGGCAAGGCCAAGACCGCCGGTGAGGGGACTCGCAAGTTCGCGGATAGTTCAAGATTTGACGGACTGGCCGAGTCTGTAATTTTTCCGGTTCGAGGATTGGAGGTCGCATGGCGACGCATGGCGGCGCACGCACACGCTCCGGTCCGATGCCGGATCCGTCCAGCGCACGGTCGGACGCGCGTGGTCTTGGCGCTGATATTCTTCCGCTTTCGTCTCGTGGCTATCATTACCGTCCGAAGGCTTTTCCGCTGTCCGAGTGGACGATTTGGGACACTTGGAAGGATGATGACGGTTTTCACAAGGAGCGTGACGAGAAGGCTACGGAGGCGTGGAATCGGCGTGAGCGTGAATTGTGGCGTGACCTGTGGCGGTTGCCGCAGGCTATCGCATGGCATATGCCGCGTTATGGGTACATGTTCACGACGATTGCCCTGTATGTGCGCCAGTTCGTATTGTGCGAGTCTTCGGAGGCGAAGGCCGCTGACCGTACCGCGCTTGCACGGTATGCCGACACCATCGGCTTGACGCCACAAGGGCTTCGTTTGAATGGTTGGGCGATTGTCGATGACGAGCCGAAGCCGAAACGCTCGGCAGAATCTTCCGACAAGATCATTCCGTTCAAGAGCGCTAAGCAGCGGTGGCTTGAGAATCAGAAAGAGGATGCGGAATGAGCGAGCAGAAAACGCCGGTCGTTCCGAAGTCCCTTGGATTCCTCTTTGCTGATTGGATTGCCGCGCACTGTGTTGTGCCTAATGGCTATGATCTGGGCAAGCCGTTCGAACTGGTCGGCTGGCAGCTGGATAACGCCATCGATTTTTATCGGGTGAAGCCTGATGCGGTGTATGATCCGGCTCGGCCTCGTCAGGCTGCGGCGTTCAAGTGGCGTCGTGGTCAGATCGTCGGCGGGCAGAAGCTAGGCAAGTCGCCTTTCGGTGCGGCTGTTGCTGCTTTTGAGGGTGTTGGCCCATGCGTGTTCTGTGGATGGGCGCGTGGCGTCGAGACGTTCCGCTGCTCCGACTGGGGTTGCTCATGCGGTTTCGAATACGTGTATTCTCCGGGTGAGCCGATGGGCATGCCGCGTCGTACAGCTTTGATTCAGCTGCTCGCCACTTCGGAAGAGCAGACGGCGAACGTCTACCGTCCTTTGCAGTCGATGGTGCGCAATGGTCACCTGTCCGACCTGATGAAGGTTCGCGAAGGCTTCATCCGCCTTCCGAACGGCGGCCGCATCGACCCTGTGACGGCTTCCGCTCATTCCAAGCTGGGTAATCCAGTGAACTTCGTGCTCGGAGACGAGTCGGGTATTTGGACTCGTCGCAGCGGCATGTTCGAGGTTGGCGACACGGTCATGCGTGGCGCTATGGCCATGGATGGCCGCATGCTGGAATTGACGAATCCGTGGGACCCGATGGACGCAAGTTTCGGTCAGATGACCTACGAATCCACAGCCACGGACATTATGAAGTTCTTTCCGAAACATGACCCATCGCTCGATTTCGCGGATCCGGCCGATCGCCGAAAGATTCTCGAATTCGTGTACGCGGGGTCGCCGTGGGTGCCGCTCGATCAGGTCGAAGCGACCGCGACCGAGCTTATGGCCCGTGATCCGGCGCAGGCTCGACGTTTCTACGGTTGTGAGATCGTGCAGGGCTTGGGCTCGTATATGCCTGAGCCGCTTTACGATGGCACGATGGTTGACCGTCAGCCACCTGAGCCGGGGGCTGAGATTTGTCTTGGCTTCGATGGCTCGCAATCCGGTGACTGGACGGCATTGCGTGCGGAGACCGTGGATGGCTGGCGTTGGACGCCGACGTACGGGCCGTCAAATCGTCCGGCGTATTGGAATCCGGTTGAGTGGGAGGGTCGCATACCGCGAAGCGAGGTCGACGCCTGCGTGTCAGAAATGTTCGACAGGTACAAGGTGCAGCGCTTCTACTGCGATCCGCATCCGTGGGAGTCGCAGGTGGACGAGTGGGCATGCCGCTTTGGCGAGGACATCGTGGTGCCTTGGCCGACCAATCGCATCGGGCGCATGTATGACGCGCTCACCCGCTTCATGGAGGACACCGCCGACCACAGCACGACGCATTCCAATGATCGCATGGCTCGGTTGCACATGATGGCGGCGCGTAAGGTCGCGAAGCCAGGCGACAAGTACGTGCTCGGCAAGCCGAGCGAGAATCAGAAGATCGATATAACCATGGCCGACATCCTCGCGCACGAGGCGGCGTCCGACATGAGGGCGCTCGGCTGGAGCGCAGGCGGCTCACCGGTCATGGTGTACGGCTGGTAAGGAGGCTCTTGTGGAGCTGATACAGGCATCGAGGCTTTCCGACGATGACGCGAAGCTCATCATGAGCCTCACCTACCGGCTTGCACGACTGCGCAAGCCTCATAGGCAGTGGGATGATTATTATCGCGGACGGCAGGTCATCCAGAGCATCGGCATCGCCGTGCCGGCTGAACTCCGTTCGTTCGTTTTTCCGCTGAATTGGCCGCGCATCGTGGTCGATAGCGTCGTGCAGCGCCAGCAGGTCAAATCCTTCTCCGTGCCGAATGACGACAAGGTGTCAAACGAGCTGCGCGAGCTTTGGGAATACAACAACATGGAATCGCAGCAGGTGCTTTTGCACACGGAGACACGCGTGCAGGGCCACGGCTTCGTATGCATCGGTGCTAACCCGAAGGACAGACGGCATCCACTGATCACCGTCGAATCATCCAGGAACATGATCGCGCGCATCGACCCGCGCACGAGAACCGTCGAATCAGCGCTCCGCGTCTATTTCGACCCTTGGGAGAACGGGACGCCGGACTACGCGACGCTGTACACGCCCGAATACACGCTCTGGCTGGAGAAACAGCACGGCAAGTGGGTCATGACCGGCCGCGACGACCACCACCTCGGCGTCGTCCCTGTTGTGCAGTTCCTCAACCGTCCGCGCGCCGGCGACTTCCTTGGCGAGAGCGAGATGGCCGACGTGGTGCGGCCGACAGACATGGCCGCACGCGCCATCCTCGACCTGCAGATCGCCATGGAAACTCACGCGGTGCCAGGCAAATGGGCGATCGGCGTCACACACAACGACTTCATCGACGCGAAGACCGGACAGCCGGCATCGGCGATAAAGACCTATTTCAACTCGATGCTCACCTCCAAGAACGCGAACGCGAAATTCGGCCAGTTCACGGCATCCGACCTGTCGAACTTCAAGACGGTCATCGACCTGCTGAGCGAGCAGATGAGCGCCATCACCGGTCTTCCGATGCGTTATTTCGGAATGAACACCGCCAATCCAGCAGCCGAGGGAGCCATCCGCGCCGACGAGCTGAGACTGGTGAAGAACGTCGAGCTGAAGAACGCCGTTGACGGCGATGCGTGGTCGCAGGTCATGGCCGTGGCGCACAAGCTCGCCACCAGCGACGACATTAACGCGAACCTGGTGCGCTGCGACTGGGAGGATCCGAACACGCCTACCTACGCTCAGCGTGCTGATGCGATCACGAAGCTCATGGCGTCCGGCATCCTTTCCCGCGAGGGGGCATGGGACGAGCTTGGCTGGAGCGAGGCCCGCAAGGACAAGGAGCGCGAGTACTTCGCCAAGCAGATCAGCGAATCCTATGGCCAATTCATGAAGGACGTGGACTATGGCGGCGACGATGGCGGGGCAGACGCTTCCACGGGAAGCGACGGCGCAGAACCGTCTGCTGCGCAGCCGAAGCAACCGGCTGGCCGCGACGGTGCTCAGACTGTGGCATAAGCACGCGCAACCAGACTTCGACACCGCCTTCGCGGACATGATGCCTGAACTTTTCCGCGTATTGGACACGGCGCAATACCACACCGCCGCCGACGCGATCGCATCGACGCCGAAAATCATGGAACGCTTCGACGTGAACGCAGCACACCCGGAATACAAGCCGGACCCATGGCAGTGGGTCGGTGTGAACGGCAACGGCATGGATACCGTGGACACGATGTGGACGGCGATCACCATCGGCAAGCGGGCCGTGTCCAACGGCGCTCCGGTGGACGTGGCCATGGACCGCATAGGCGTGACCTTGGTGCTCAGGACGCGCACCATGCTGGCGGACACTCACCGGTCGGCCACAAGCATGACCGCTCGCGGCATCTGCTACCAATCCACCTACGTGCGCGGCCTGACACCGCCGAGCTGCGGAAGATGCGTCATCCTCGCCGGACAGCCATGCGGCAAGACGCCTTTCGAAAGGCATCCGCACTGCGACTGCATCGCCGTCTACACCGGTCCGAAAGCACCGGCAAACGCATGCACCAGTCCGAACGAATACCTCGACAGTCTCTCCGACGACCAGCTCGCCAAAGTCCTTGGCAGCAGTGCCAACGCCCGAGCCTACGCGGACGGAGCCGACCTCAACCAGCTGGTCAACGCCCAACGCGGCATCCGCACCGCCCAGATCGACGGGCGGAACATCAAGTACACGACCGAGGGCACCACGCGCCACGGACTCGCCGCATCACGCATGATCGACTCCGGATACGCCAAGGAATTCGTCAAGAACGGCGGCCGGTACACAAAGGTCGACAGGCCGCGTCTCATGCCTGAGACCATTTACGCACGCTGCGGCGACGATCATGAGAAGGCCTTGGGCATGCTCTACAAGTACGGCTGGATCCTCTAGCCGAAATCGAATTTTTCACCGGCATCGCGATGGTGTCGGCGCCGGCACGCGATGTGACGGCCAAGGAAACCACAAGGAGAAAACACAATGCATAGGAAATGGTGGAATCTCATCCGCATCCGCACCATCGAGACCGGTGCCGAACCGGGCGGCGGAGAGCCGCCGCAGCCTGAGCCGCCGCAATCCGACCAACAGGCGAATACTGGCGGCGAAGGCGACGAGAAGCTCGGCGAACACGGCATGACCGCGCTCAAGAACGAGCGCCGGGCCAACAAGTCGCTGCGCGAACAGCTCGCCGCCGCGAACGCCAGAATCAAAGAGTTCGAGGATCGCGACAAAACCGACGCGGAAAAGGCCAGCGAGAGGATCGCCAGCTTGGAGAAGTCCAACACCGGCAATGCCGCGAAGGCACTGCGATACGAAGTCGCCGTCGACAAGCAATTGCCGAAGGCCTTGGCGGAACGTCTGCAGGGATCCACTCGCGAGGAGCTGGAAGCCGATGCAGACAGCCTGCTGAAGCTCGTCAACGTGCAGAACAAGCCGAACGTCAAGCCCGACCCGAGCCAGGGCAAGGGCGGCGACCCGAAGCCGCACAGTCTCTCCGAAGCCATTTCCGCATATTACAAGTAACCGATTCCTTAGGAAGGAGACAACCTTATGGCTGTCACTCTCGCAGAGGCGAAGAACAATGCCCTCGAAGACTACGACCCTTTCGTCATCGACGAATTTAGAAAGTCCAGCGTCATCCTTGATTCCCTCATCTTCGATGATGCCGTGAACCCCGCAGGAGGCGGCGCGACGCTCGACTACTCCTACCGTCGGCAGGAGACCCAGCCCACCGCCGAATTCCGCGCCATCAACACGGAATACTCGCCGAGCACCACCACGACCAGGAAGTACAGCACCACGCTCGCCGTGCTCGGCGGCGCCTTCGAGATCGACCGCATCCTCGCGAACATCGGCCCGAAGGGATCCGACGAGGTGACCCGCAACATCAACGACAAGGTGAAGGCCGCGATAACCCTGTTCCAGGATACCGTCATCAACGGCGATACCGGTGTGAACGATAAGGCCTTCGACGGCCTGGACAAGGCGCTTACCGGCTCTAGCACCGAGATGAAGCCCACCTCCGGCACCTACGACTGGACCGACCTCGAAGGAGAGAAGGGCAACAAGGCCATCGACACGCTCGACGAGTTCCTCGACCTGCTTGACGGCACGCCGACCATCGTGGTCGGCAACAAGAAGGCCCTTGCCCGCGTCCGTGCCATGGTGCGCCGCACCAGCATGTACGTGCGCGAGCCGATCGATGGTCTCGCCAACGCGGACGGCCGTCCGATCAGCCGCGAAACCTATGGCGGCATCCTCTTCGCCGACGCCGGTGAGAAGGCCGGCAGCAACGATCCGATCATCCCCATCGCCTCAGACGGCACCACCAGCCTGTACGCGTACCGCGTCGGCCTGGACGGCTTCTGCGGCATCACCACCACCGACGGCACCCTCGTGAAGACCTGGCTGCCTGACTTCACCCAGCCTGGCGCAGTGCATCGCGGCGAGGTCGAACTTGGTCCGGTCGGCGTCGCATTGAAGGCCACCAAGGCCGCTGGCGCGCTCCGTAAGATCAAGGTCAGGTGATCATGATGTGGCGAATCGAAGCTCCGAATAATGAGTACAACGGCGTCACCGCCGGCGTGACCTTCGTCGGTGGCGTCGGTGAGACCGATGCGGATCCGTCCGACTATTTCCAACGTCACGGCTACACGGTGGCCGAGGTGCAGGCCGACGAACCGAGCACGGTCGCCGACGCCGCGAAACCGAAGAAGAAGACCAGTGAGAAGGATGGTGAATGATGAGGGAGACCGTGAACGGACGTCACGAGGGCATGATCCCGGCAAGCGCGGTGTATGTGCCGCAGCCGGGCGGCGCAGCTAAGCCGCTCGATACGGTGCTGTCCGGCATGCCCGCCAAGCAGGCTGCTGCGGTGGGGAACGCCACCACAGGTCAGGAGATGGCCACCATCAACGCTTTGCTGGCCAGCCTGCGCAACGCCGGTATCATCGCGAAGTGATTCCATGACCTGGGCGCAAATCGACGATGTCGCGGTCGAACTCGGCCGCGACATCGCCTCCGACAGCACCGAAGGCAGGCAGATCGGGAAATGGCTCCGCCGCGCCGAAATGATGATCCGCAACCGCATCCCAGTGCTGGACGAATGGTGCATGGACGAGAGATATCAGGAGACCGTCATCGAGGTGGAATCCGCCGCCGTCGCACGCAAGGCGCTCAACCCGGAGGGCGTGAGCAGCACCATGCTGCAGATCGACGACGGTAACATGCAGACCAGCATCGACAGCTCGCGCAGTCGCGGCGAGATCTCCATCCTCGACGAGGAATGGGACATGCTGCTGAAACGTGTCAGCAGTGATCTCGCTACGGCGGTCATCGCTCCGGAACCCGTGGCCATCCCGCTGCCGCACTACCCCTACGACTACTGAGGAGGTTGACATGCCAAGCATGGCACCTCTCATCGGAGCCCTTCCGAAACTACGCCAGATGGCCGAAAGCCTCATGACCGACCAGTGCGTTGTCACCCGCCCCGGAGACACCACAACGGATTCGGACACGGGACTGCCGAACACCGGCAAGGAGAAGGTGTACGAAGGCAGCTGCAAGGTGCAGACCAGCGGCGGCCTCGCCAGCGAGCAGACCGAAGGCACCGCGGCCCAAGCCATGGGCGCCGTCTCGTTGGTCTGGTCTTTGTACGTGCATTTTCCATATGGCACTCCAGGCCTTCGCGCCGGTGACGTGGTGGAAGTCACGGAATCCGCTAATCCGCTGCTCGTCGGCAGGCGGCTCAGGCTCGTCTCACCTCAAAGCGAGAAGACGCACGCCACAGCCTGCCGTTGGAACGTGAAGGAGGACGCATGAGCGGACTGTTCGACGCTTCGCAGTTGACGGCCTTCGGCGATGCGCTGCTCGCCAGGGGCGTGGCTCGCCGCGCCTTGATCTCCGCGTCGGTGAAGAAGGGCGCGCAGAACGTCAAGAACTCGATTCGCGACGACCTGAACGGTTCCGGCAATGCCGCATTCAGGCGTATCCCGATCAGCTACACGCTGCAGGAATCCGCTGGGCGTATCACCGCCGAGATAGGCCCCACCAAGGGCGGAGCGGGTTCGCTCGCCAACATCGCGTTCTTCGGCACCGCGAGGGGCGGTGGAACGCACCGATTCTACGAGCATGGCGAGGAAGAATTGCCGAAGCTTGCGGAATACGTGGCTCGTGCCGCCGTGGAGGTGGTCTGAATGACGTCGATAATGACCTTATCGGATACGATTCTCAGCCATGTGCCGAAACCGGCTGAAGGTTGGAAGGTGTACCGGCAGACCGCGCCGAAACCGACCGACAAGCCACCGTGGATTATCGAGACCGTCACCACGAACGGCCACATAGTCGGGGAGACGCAACACGTGCATTGCGGCATCGGCACTTTGCTGGTCCGCATCGTGAGCACTACGGCCGATTCCGTCAACGTGCTGGCCGATGACCTCATGATTCCAGGACTTGCTGGCAAACGGTTCATCGCGCAGGGGTTCGACACCGGCTGTCTGACCCTGTTCTCCGATTCCGGCGCTTATGCGGCCGGACTCACCGCAGAGGAAACGAGCCTGCTTTACCAGTGCCGTCTTCTTACTTTCAAATTCAACTGGTCACGCATGTGACCCAAATATTTAAGGAGGAGTCATGGTTTTGACTCTGGGAACCGAAGTTCCTTCCACACCGGCGGACGGTCTGGTCAACACGATCTGGGTGCCGTCCATCAAGAACGTCCAGAAGCCGACCGCGTCCGAGATCAACGCTGGGACCGACCTGTCCAACTACGTCACGCTTGGTGGCTGGTCATGCGCACCGTCGCAGGATTCCATCTCCGACCAGCGTGAGAACAGCGCGCAGGATTACGAGAATCCCGGTCGCAAGAAGATCAGTGGCCCGAACGTCGAGGTCATCGACAACACCAACACTTCGCATTCCACGCAGAACGCGGCAATGGAGACTTTGATCGAGGGCGCGGAGGGCTATTTCGTGCGACGCTACGGCAAGCAGACGGATCAGACTTTTGTCGCCGGCGACGTTGTGAACGTGTACGCGGTCCGCATCGGCATGAGCGCCAAGATGGCGATCGCCGCGAACAGCGTGCTGCGCAGCAAGGTCAATTTCTCCGTCCGTGCTCCCGGCTGGGCGGAGAACGTGAAGGTCGCCTGATTGATTCTTCCCGCACCGGACTTTCGTTCCCTTTCGCCGGTGCGGGACCCTCTTTTCTCTTTTCCGGCAAAGGAACATGAATATTAGAGCGAAGGAACAACAATGCTTAAAGTCGTCAGGCGCACGCGCGAGGTCGATGTCATCCTCAACCAGCAGACCGCCGAGGACATCGCCAGATTGGGTGATGCGTTGGCCGAGGAGACCACGCGCGAACAGATCACGGAGGCTGGGACGAACCGGCAGGCGAAGGCCACCGCGCGGCGCATCGAAGAGCTGCGCGAACAGGCGGATGCGGAGACGTTGAAGCTCACGTTGCGGGCATTGCCGGTAAGCAAGTGGGCGCAGGCATTGGCCGCGCACCGCAATGACAACGGTACGAACGACATGTTCGGCACCGCCGCCGCGGCGTTGCCGCTCATGCTTGATTCCGCGACCATCGGCGGCAAGCCGGTGGCCGACGAGGACAAGACCGAACAGGCGTGGCGCAATCTGTTCGATGAACTCACCGATGGCCAGTTCACGCCGATCTGGCAGGCCATCACAGAGCTGAATGGCACAGCAGCGGACCCAAAAGCGGCGTTCGACCTCGCCTCGCAGGTTCTCCGCAACTAGTCGAGGATCTTAAGATCTGCCGCCAGCTCGGCATCAGCTATAAGCGTTTCATGGGGTGGACACCGAGTGAGGGAGATGAGGTCGAATGGGATGAGACGGAACGTAATTGGATGCGTTCGTTGGCTGAATACGAACGGTCGTTATGCCCCATGTGCGGTTTGCCTCGCTCGATCTGCCAAGACCCGAAGGGTGAACTTACATTGCATGCCGAAACCAGCGTCTGCTGGGCCACTGCGCACATGCAGCAGGCCATGAAACGTTGGACTGATGCGAATGGCAGGGACAATCCGGCCGCGAACGCCTTGGTGGCGCATTTGACCTGACATTTTGGAGGATGCTTTGGCGGAGAACAAGAACATCGTCATCCGGTTGATGGCGGACACAGCCTCGTATGAGGCGGCGATGACCCGCGCCGGAAGCACCGCGAAAACAGTCGCTTCAGGCATGGAGAACACCGGACGCAAGTCCGCGCTCATCGCCAGCGGCATGACCGCCGCCGGACTGGCCGTGGCCGCGTTCGGCGTGGCCGCGGTGAAGATGGCCGCAGACTTCGACCAGCAGATGAGCACCGTGCAGGCGAACACCGGCGCGACCAGCGCACAAATGGACCAGCTGCGTGCCGCCGCCATCGAAGCCGGAGCTTCCACGGTTTATTCCGCTACGGATTCCGCCGACGCGATCAACGACCTCGGCAAGGCCGGCATGAGCGTCACGGATATTCTCAACGGCGGCTTGACCGGCGCTTTGAATCTGGCCGCCTCCGATGGAATGGCCGTAGGTGATGCCGCCGAATACATGGCCAACGCATTGAGCATGTTCCACCTGAAGGGGTCTCAGGCTTCCCAAGTGGCCGATACTTTGGCGGCTGGCGCCGGCAAGGCCGTCGGCAATGTCTCCGATTTCGGCGAGGCGTTGAACAATTGCGGCGCGCAGGCCAATAGCTTCGGCATGAACGTGCAGGAGACCACCGGCGTACTGGCCCTGTTCGCACAGAACGGCACCATCGGCGCCGAGGCCGGCACCCAGTTGAACAGCATGCTGATGAAACTGGCCGCACCGTCCGCCGAAGCGTCCAATACGATGAAGGAATTGGGCATCAGCGCATATGACGCCCAACATCATTTCGTCGGCATGGCGAATTTCGCCGGACAGTTGCAGAAGGCCGAAAAAGGCTTGACCGACGAGCAGCGCAATCAGGCGAACGCGACCATTTTCGGCAGCTACGCGATCAAGGCCGCGAATTATCTTTACGAGGCGGGCGAGTCCGGTGTCAACAAGTGGACGAAGGCTGTATCCGAAAGCGGTTATGCCGCCGAGCAGGCTGCTGCGAAGAACAACAATCTCAAGGGTGATCTGGAGAATCTGAGTGGTTCGATGGAGTCCTTGATGATTTCTGTGGGTGAGGGTGCTCAGGGGCCTTTGCGTAAGATGGTGCAGGGTTTGGATACGTTGGTTGACGCGTTCGCCGGTTTGCCGTCCGGCGCGCAGCAGACCCTCGTGGTCATGGCATCATTGGCCGGCGTGTTTGGTGCGGTGCACAAGGCCGCGGGCAATCTCAACGGCAGCACCAGCAGGATGGCCAACAACATCGGTCTGGCCATCGACCCGATTCAACGTGTCAAGACGGCGCTCGGATCCGCGCAGACCGCCTTCCAGATGTTCCGCGCATCGTCCATGAGCGCATCCGAGCAGATGGCCGCCTTCGGCACCACAGCCAGCAAGGCGCAGCTGAAGACCGCCGGATTCAAAGCCGTCGGCAGCAGCGTCATGAGCCTGCTCGGCGGGCCGTGGGGCATCGCCCTGACCGTGGCCGGGGCCGCACTGAGCGCCTTCATTAGCCGCCAGCAGAAGGCCAAGGAAGCCACGGAGCAATTGCAGTCGGCTCTGGAATCCGGCAGCAGCATCAGCGAAACAATCGCCTCCGCCTATCAGAAGATGAATTTCGCCGGCGCAGACATGACGCACTGGATGGGCGAGGCGAAAATCAGCCTGACCGACATGACCAGCGCCGCCATGGGCAACAAGGCCGCGGCCGATAAGGTCAACGCCGCGCTGAAGGAATACGGCAAGCAAGGCCATTCGCAGATGGCCGTTGCCCAGAAGATGCGCGACAGCATCAAGGACGAGGCCAAGGCATATCAGGAAGCCAAGGAGCAGACCAAGCAGAAGGCGAAGGCGTCCAAGGACGCCGTGGATGCCGACGGCAAGTCCGCATCGGCAGCGAAGGAAGCTGCCAGCGCGAACAAAGAGCTTGGCTCTTCCGCTTCGGATGCGTCAAGCCAAATCGATGATCTTGTCCAGGCGTTGTTTGGCTTGGAGTCGGGCAATCTGACTGCAGACCAGGCTGTCGACCAGCTGAACCAGAAGATCGGTGAACTGTCCGACACCTGCAAGGATAATGGCGTGGTGTTCGACCAGAGCGGAAACCTGCTTGACAGGTTTTCCGAGGAGGGCACCAAGACCAAGCAGGCTTTGGAGGACATCGCCAGCAGCGCCCAGAATGCTGCGGAGAAGATTCTCAAGCAGGGTGAGAGCACCAATTTCAGCAGCGACGAGATCGAACGTGCGAACGGCGTGCTGCAGGATGCTCGTGACGCGATCATCCGGCAGGCCGAAGCCTCGGGCATGAGCGAACAGGCCGCTAACGCCTTGGCGGACCGTTGGGGTCTGAGTTCCGACAGAATCAAGGCTTCCATCGACAATATCAGGATGACCGCCGACAACAACAAGGCGAAGCTTGACGTTGATGATTCCAAGGCCAAGTCGAAGACCGATAATGCGAAGAAAAACGTCGATTCGGTCAATAAGGCTAAGGGCACAGCGAAGCTCGATGCCGACGATAAGGCGTCTGGCAAGGCCAAGAATGCCGAGAAGAACGTCGAATCCGCGAACAAGTCCAAAGGCAAGGCCACTCTTGACGCGACGGACAAGGCTTCCGGCAAGGCCGACAAGGCGAAAAGCAACGTCAGGTCTGTCAACAACACCAAAGGTACCGCGAAGCTTGACGCGACCGACAAGGCCAGCGGCAAGATCAACGCAGTCAACGCCAAGAAGCTTAACAACAAGAACATGGTCCTTACCGCTTCTGACCATGCGTCCAGCAAGATCAATGCGGTAAACAATAAGCGTCTGAATGACAAGAAGACCACGCTGAACGCTTCCGACAGGGCGTCCGGCAAAGTGGATTCCATAAACAGGAAGACCATCAGCGACAAGAACTTCACCGTCAGGGTCACCGACCATGCTTCCGCGACCCTGCGAAGCATCCAGAATTATCAGATCGCGGACAAGAGCTTCACCGTCACGGAGAAGACGAAGAAGGTGGGTGGCTACACCGGTGGAATGTTCACCGATGGCCACTTCCAGCAGTTCGCAGGCGGCGGCATGTTTTCCGGCTACGTGGATCCGGCGTGGGCGCCCGGCAACGGGTTGAGCGACAGCGTGTATCTGCTCAACGCTCGTCTTACAGCGGGCGAGTTCACGCACAATGCTGCGGCCACGGCTTATTACGGCGTCGATAACATGCGCCTGCTTAACGAGCGGAAGATTCCACGCGAAGTGTTTGCCACAGCCAATCAGATGACAGGCAATCAGGTCAGCGTACAGGTTGATACCGCTTCCGTGGTGGCGGCGATAACCAGCCTGCACAACGATCTTGGCGCGATTATCAGCGCCGCGTCCGATGATTCGACGGTCAGCGACCGTGACTTGGGGAGGTTGATCCGCAGATATGCGCGAGCTTGAATACACGGCGCATGATGGCACGGTCATCGACCTCAACGCCGATGATCTGTGGGTGGCCGACCTGCAGGAAATGCGCGGATACGCATGGACGTACACGCTGGCCACGCGCGGCATCAAATCGGTGAGCAGAAACGCTTCGACGGCGAAAATGACCGTCCGCACCACGGATCCGTCAAGATTGGACATGGTGCAGACGGCTTTCGATTCGGACGTGCAGGCAGTCCGGCCTGGCACGTTGACCGTCGATGGCGAATGGACGCAACAAGCTTATGTCGTCGGCTCTTCGCTCGGTCTGGTGCCGTGGCCGGAATACGCGCAAGTCGATTACACTGTGGTCTTGTGCGATGGAGTGTGGCGGCGAGCATTGCCGGTGCAGCATTTCTTACCGATGGCCGCCGGGACAGGCTCGCAGCTTGACCTGCCTACCGATCTGCCGACGGATCTGGCGCCGTCGAAAATCGCTTTGACTGTGGACAATCCTACTGGCAAGGCAGCGGAGTTCAGCGCGATAATTTTCGGCCCTTGCACGAATCCGGTCTTCCAGATCGGAGCCAACACGTATGAGATCGATGTGACCGTGCCTGCAGGCGGATACGTTTCGCTGTCCGCGACCGGTTTGAGCAAGACGATAACTCTGACGGCAGAGAACGGCGATGTGACGAACATTTTCGATAAAGGTGTCCGTGGCGATGGTGCCGGTTCCGGCTCGTATGTGTTCGAGCCAATACCGGCTGGAGAATCGCTGCTGGAGATTTCCAGCAATTATGGCATCGATTTGACCTTGTATGACGTTTCTGGAGGTGTGCCATGGAGGATGTTATCATCGCCGACGCCAAGCTGACGCCACGTGCGAGCGTTTCGCAGGTGACGTTGGATTGGGCTTGCGGCACCGATGAAAACGATTTCGAGCTGACCATCAACGATCCGGATGCGCCGGAAATTGAACGTGGCTGGTATTTCTGGCTTGACGGCAGTGACGTGGGCGGCCGGATCATCGACCGTCGTGCGACTGTTTCCGGTGGCGTGTCCACGGTCACGTGGATCGGCCAATCGTGGACTGGCATGCTGGCGGCGAAGATATTGCAGCCGGACGCGAATCAAGATTACCTGACCGTCTCCGGCAAGCTGCCTGACATCCTCAAAAACCTCTTGAAGCGCATCGGCTTGGATTCGGTGTTCACCGTCGATTCATCCGACGTCTCCACATTGTCGAATTGGGCTTTTCAGAGTCCACGATATGTGGACGCTTATAGTGGTTTTCGTACGCTGCTCGCATCCTGTGGCCGCAGGCTTGATTTCAAAGTGTCCGGCAACCGGATCCGGCTTGGCATCGTCCCGGTGCAGACCATCGCCAACACGATTGACTCCGACCTTGTGGATTTCAGGGTGGAAACACAGCATCGTGTGACGAATCATCTCATCGGCCTTGGCTCGCAGGAGCTGAAGAATCGCCTCGTATCGCACTGGTATGCCGACGCGAACGGCAACGTGAGCCAGACGCAGACGCTGAAAGGTGTCGATGAGGTCTGTGAGATCTACAATTACACGTCTGCTGATGCGGCCACGTTGAAGACGGAGACTCAGAAGCATCTGCAGGAGGAGCAGACCGGCGGAAAAGTGGACGTGACCTTGTCTGATGGCGTTGGCGATGGCTTGCGCGTCGATGACAAGGTGACTGCCTACGACCATTCGTCCGGCTTGTCTGTGACCGCTGTGGTCACGAAAAGGATTGTGAAAATCGATTCCGGCATCATGGCTTCGACGTTCGAGGTCGGACAGGGGATCGTGAAGGAAACGGAGAGTGGAAGATGACCATCGAACTTGTTGACGGCAAGGCCGGTACTGCTCATATTTCAAGCGAGGACAAGGCGATCATCCATCAGGCCAAGTTTTCTAAGTCTGACGTGGTGTTCGACTGGGGCGACGCGTTCAAGTGTTCGATGAGTTCGTCCAACAGGGCGACGATCGGCACCGGCTGCGCGTCGATCCAGGGTCTGGACTGGCATATCACGTCGGCGGAATCGGTGACGATCTCCAACGGGTCGCAGGGGATGAAGCGTAATGATATTATTTGCGCGCATTACCATCGAGATTCTTCTACCGGTATCGAGACTGTGGAATTGACCGTGTTGAAGGGTTCGCCGAATGCGACGACTGCCGCCGACCCGACCATTCCGTCAGGGAAGATATTGTCCGGCGCGGTTGACGCGTACATGCCGTTGTGGCGTATCCCGCTCGACGGCATCACGGTCGGCACGCCGGTACGCATGTTCACGCCGAGAGGGGCTTTGTGGGATTCCGTAACCCTTGAACGGCAGATCTGGCATGGG